ACGGCAACGTGATCTGCATGAGCGAAGACAATCCCATGGGTAAGGTCATGGTCTCGATCGGCAGGCGTCCCGGCTATGACAAGGAAGTCCGGGGGGCCTTCGACGATGCCATCTGGGTTCAGTTGGCGAAGAGCCGCATGGCCCTCCTGGGCCTTGAGGCGACAGAGAAGACCGTTCGTGCTCCTCTGGCCGTTCCCCGGGACGTGCAGAAGATGACCTTCGGCGATGACGCCATCATCCGCACGGACAACCCGGACAAGATCCGGCGTGTCGGTATCGACGTTCCCCAGGCCAGCTACCAGGAGCAGGCCATGCTGGAGCAGGAGCTTCGGGTTGGCACCCGAACTCCTGAGGCAAGGTCCGGGAACATGGACGCGAGCATCATCACCGGCAAGGGCGTACAGGCCCTCCTGGGTGGCTTCAATACCGTCATCACCACCGGACAGACCGTTCTGGGCGAAGCCCTTCGGGTGGCCATCGAGATGGCCTTCGAGATGGACGAGAAACTCTGGCCGAACAAGAAGAGAACCATTCGTGGAACTGTTCAGGGCACACCCTTCGAGGAGACCTACGTTCCAGCTAAGGACATCAACGGTGACTATACCGTGGATGTCACGTACGGTTTCGCTGCTGGTCAGGATCCCGCTCGGGCGATCGTCGGTCTCCTTCAGCTTCGCGGTGACCAGCTCATCTCGCGGGACTTCTTTCAGCGACAGTTGCCCATGAACATCGACGTTGTCCAGATGCAACAGCAGATCGACAACGAGCAGTTCACGGACGCTCTGAAGCAGGGGATGATGGCGTACATGAGCGCCATCCCGCAGATGGCGCTACAGGGACAAGACCCCCTGGACGCACTTCAGAAGGTGGCCAACCTGATGAAGCTGCGGGAGAAGGGTGAGCCGGTTCACGATGCCGTGCTCAAGGTCTTCACTCCCAAGGAGAAGCCAGCGCAGGCAAACCCCATGGACGCCCTTATGGGCGGCGCTCAGGCGCCGCCTGGACCAGAACAAGGGCAGGTCCCTCCCGGGGCCTCAGGGGGCCCTCCAGGGGCTCCTGAGCAACAGCAGGGTGCAGACCTCATGTCCCTGCTCTCAGGTCTGACGAGTTCAGGCAAGGCGACCATGTCGGCCCGCACTCAGCGTCAGTCCGCTATCTAAGGAGAAACATGGAAGAGACCTGGTTCGCAGGTAACCATGGGCCCGAGGGTGACTGGAACAGTCTCAAGGGTCGCATGCTTGAGCCGCACATGGCGGCTCCGCTCGATGGCACCAACTCCGGTGACCCCCGATTCAACGGCACATCCGGGCCGATCGGCTGGACGAAGAACACGATCGTCAGCACGGGCATGACCCGTGGTGGCGGGACGATGGCCAAGTAAGGAGACGACAATGGACGATGAGCTTGACGAGATCATCGAACGACCTGAAGCGCAGCGACATGACAAGTGGAGTTTCATCGTCCTTGCCGTTGACCTTGCCCACAACATCGTGGCAGAGATCGAAGACACCCTGTCCACAGCCACGACGCTCCTCCTTCAGCATCGTGAGCACAAGATGGAAGAGTCCAAGTTCTTCGAGGTGGTGAGCACCTATGACGACCCCAGTTAGCGGGCCCGGACAGTTCTCCAAGAGAACCGACAAGGCCGTCTCTGAGGCTAACAGGAGTCTCTCCAACCCTGACTACGGCGAGCAGGCTGCTTACAAGGAACAGCTTGCGGCTGTTCCTCTCCCTGGCTCCCAGGATGTCACGGGGATGAACTTCAACGACCTGTTCGGCAACGCTTCGGCCAATGTGGTACCGCTCGATGCGGAGTCTGCCATGCCCTCCACCCCTGTCACCGACGGGGCGAACGCAGGCCCAGGAGCAGACGCCTCCGTACTGAGCAGCTCGGGATCCAAGTCCAACTACATGGCTTCCTACCTCACCGCCCTTACCTTCATAGCGGATCAGCCCGGCTCTAGTGATGCGGCCAGGAATCTGGTGCGGAAGCTGAAGGCAAGTATGTAAGGAGATCGCATGACCACCCCTTCTCCGCTCGGATACCAGGGCAACACCGGCTTCTGGGGCACCGACACTTCGGGTCAGCCCAAGAACAACTGGTGGAACCAGGACATGGCCGATGCCGGTCAGGCCCTGTACGCCGATCCGAACAGCGCAGTCCTCAGCGGCACCATGCCTGCCGAACTTCTGGCCAGGCAGCAGGAGCTTGAGGAGTATGCCCGAGCGGCCCGAGGTGGCGTGTTCCAGTCTCTCTCCCTGTCGATCGGCGCACTGGACAAGAATCTGTCGAAGATTCCCGGCTGGGGTGTCGTCAAGGGTCTGGGTAAGGCTGTCTGGTATCCGGTGGACAAGCTGGCCACCGGAGCCTACTGGCTGTACTCCAATGCTGTTTCTCAGCCCCTGTCCACCCTTCTGATCCAGTCCTCCAAGGCTGAGCTTGCAGAGGGTGGCTTCTGGGGCAATGGCCTGGACACCCTGATGAGCGGTGACGAATGGTCCGACGCCTATGGCAAGGCTGAGCACATCTCGCCCGCCCAGGCGTTCATGAACTACGAGAACACGGCCAATGCGTCCGGCAAGGGTACGGCCCTCGGCCTTGTGGCCGGTGGAGCCGATGCGGCAGACAAGGAAGCGGTTCAGCGGAACACCGAACGCTTTCTGTACGACACCGACTACTGGCGCAGCAAGCAGGGCTGGACCTACACGGTAGGTACGGGAGCCCTTGACTTCATGATCTCCATGGGTGCGGACCCCGTGTACGCCGGAGTCAAGGTGGGCGCTGCTGCCGTGAAGGGCAGCCGCTCCATCAAGGTGGGCGAGCAGGTCGGTCAGAGTGACCGATTCGGTCGCAGTACCCTGACGACCGCAGTGGCCAACAAGATCGGTCAGGCCCTGGCCAAGACGCCCGAAGAGGCATCTCGATCGACTAAGGTTAACAAGTTCTTCGACTGGTCCGACGGGAAGACTGCTGCGGAGATCGCCCAGCACCCCATCTGGGGGCGTGGGCGCAGGGTCAATCCGGCCAGCAACCAGATCTCCGAGGTGATGGCCAACGCCTCACGTGACGAGAAGCCCCTCCTGTTCCGGTTCGCCATGGGTGACAACAAGGCTGCTGCGGAGCTGGTGGAAAAGAATGCAGACCTCCTGACCCAGGTCGGGAAGATGGAGGACAATCGAGTCCTTGTGGACTCGATCAGGTTCAGCAGCGAGATCTACCAGCACTTCCTGACCAGCAACCAGCCGGACAGCCGATTCCCCCTCCTTACCGACATTCCTCCCCGCCCGGAAGCTCCTGGTCCCCGTCAGAGCGGTTGGGATCAGACGTACGGGAAGATGGCCAAGGAGTCTGAGATCTTCTCTCAGGCAGCCTCTCACGGCCTTTCTGGGGTGCGCCCTCTGGGCCCTGCGGCCCAGACTTCCTTTGCTGACGTGCTACGTGCCGAGGAATGGAAGGCCGGGAAGCTCCAGGAGATGGATACTCATCTCGCTGCCTATCAGGAGAAGAGCAACTACTACGGTTCGGTTCTCGGCAGTCTTGCCACCAAGCTGGACGACTTCTCTCCGGGACAGTCCAACCTGTTCGGTACCGTGAAGTCTCTCTACCGACAAGGCCCCCTGGCCTTGCGTGACACCAGTAAGGCGGGCGACAAGGCTGTAGCGAAGCTCGGCTCCGGCAAGGGTGACTGGGCCAAGGAGGGCGGCTTCGCCACCCGGCTGATCCGGAACGGGTTCTACACCGCCCCCGTCCGGGTTGTCCAGTCGTTCGGTGAACGCACTCCTGAGCGCCTCATCGACCACAATGCCGACGACGCGTATCAGCGCGTCGCCGAGATGCTCAAGCAGGTTCCTGGTCTCGGTCAGGATACCCGTCTGGACATGATCCGCTCCTACTCCCAGGCCGGAGACAAGACCTCACGGTCGAAGGTGCTGGAGGACATCCACAGCCAGGTCATCGAGCACATGGCCACCAACGTCCACGGTCTCGATGCAGCCACCGCCAGGACCATCAACCAGATGCGTCAGGTCGGGTTCCAGAAGACCATGATGGCGCTGACGGGGACGAAGAACCCTGAGCAGATGTTCTCTGCCGCAGTGGCCGACGCCGACAGGGGAATGACGGCAGCCAACCGAGTCGACCATGTCGAGGACGGTGAAGGCTATGTCATCTCCCCGCTGGCCAAGACCCAGCTTCAGGCAGCAGAACCACTGCTGCCCGTGAGAGAGCTGGACCGTCTCCTGTCCCGGAACTCCGGGATGCTTCAGTCTCTGAAACGTGGCGGTGGTACCGCCACGGATAACGTGAATGCTGCGCTGGATTCCCTGAACACTGTCTGGAAGGCGGCCACTCTCCTCCGCCCTGGATACGTCCTCCGCTCCATGAGCGAGGAGCAGGTTGCCAGTGCGGTCAAGTTCGGCATCATCTCCTCGATGGCCGATCTGGGTAAGGGCGGTTACAACTGGTTCCTGAACCGACAGAACCAGGTCTTCGCCCTGACCGGTGAAGGCTCCTACGCCTCCGCCTCCCAGGCGGGTAAGGCGAAGGTCCGGATCGTTGATGAGGCTGCCCTCCAGGCTGCCGAGAATCAGGGCCTCCAGGTCAGCAGGATCAATGTGGGCAAGGCTTGGCCCGTCATTCAGGCCCGTATCTCCGACGAGCGTAAAGCGCTCGCCGAGATCGAGAAGCAGATCAAGGGAGCCAGGAAGGATCAGGACGTCAGTTCCCTCACTGCTCAGGCTGCCGACCATCAGGCGATCATCGACGAACATGTCGACTACGCCACGGCCATCCTCCAGGAGGCCGAGCGGTCCAAGGGTGTGCGACTTGGTGAAGACTCCTTCGAACATCAGGGAATCACCGTCCCCAAGGCGTTCTCGAAGGAGTGGGAGAATCCGATCCCCCGGGATCAGATCACTTCTGCCCGAGCCATGGAGACCATCTTCGCCCGTGGTGAGGCCATCGACAATGGCCGCATCATCAAGACGGGAAGCTGGAAGGCCGTCACTCCGGACGATCCGAACTATATGACGTCATGGCTGGATGGGCTCAACAAGCAGTTCCGTCAGGACGATCTGTTCCGTCTGGTTGCCGAGGACCCCACGCTTGCCAAGGCGAAGGCGTGGGTCAAGACTCCTGCTGGTAAGTACCACATGAGTCTTCTCGGACCTCGGGCCAAGGATACCGAAGGCACCATCCAGGCCGTCAAGCAGACCCTTGACCAGTACCTGCCTGAAGGGACCGGCCTTCAGGGGAAGCTGGCCCGGAACGAGGAGATTGCCGAGCACGAACTCAGGGCAGCGATCTCGCCGGACGACTTCCCGCAGGTTCACGGCGAGGAGCTGAAGGCCCTCACCGCCATGTTCAGCAAGCAGACGGCCGCAAGGGCTATCGACGATCTGATCGAGCGTGGTTTCAACAGACTGTCCACTCTCCCGAACGATGTCATGGCAAGGCAGCCGATCTACCTGCGAGCCCAGGAGGCTCGCATGAGACAGCTCCTGGATCAGGAGCTGAGCTTCAAGCGGGAGAACGGACTGTCCGAAGACCTCGGTATGGACGAACTTCAGAACCTCCTGAACAAGTCTGACAAACTGGCAAGGAAGGACATCAGTCAGGTTGTCTACGATCCCACGAGAACCACAGCAACTGAGGCTCTCCGGTTCGTGGCTCCGTTCCTTTCGGCCCACGTTGATGGTCTCCAGCGCTGGGGAGGCCTCATCGCCGAACAGCCCCAGTTCCTGGGAAGGGCGGCCAGGGTCTACAACGCTCCCGTTGCTGCTGGACTGGTCACGGACCAGTATGGACGCCCTGTCGATCAGTACGGAAACGTCCAAGTCGAAGACGTCGACGGCAAGAAGAGCAAGCAATTTGTTCCGCTGGAGCGAAGGATGCTCACTCTTCGAGCCCCTGGCCACACGACGAACATCAAGGGGATCGGCAAGGTCGCCACAGGCGGTACCCGCCTGAGTCTTCAGGCGCTCAACACGATCCTCCCTGGAGACCCCTGGTTCAACCCTGGAACCGGGCCTCTCGTACAGCTCGCCGGAAGCGAGCTGGCTCGGAAGTCCCCTGGGATCGGTGACTTCCTCCAGTGGTCCAAGGTTCTTCCGTACGGTCCGAACGCAAACCGCTTCGACGCCTTCACTCCCGCCTACCTCAAGGACGCATGGAATGCGTACACGGCCGGTGACGCGGGGAACGAGAAGTACCAAGAGGCCGTCCTGTCCGAATGGCAGCGCCAGAGCGCTGTCCACGCCAATGGCGGTCCGGCTCCGGACTGGAAGAGTGCACAGAAGAATGCCAAGGACTTCATGTTCATGGAGGCTCTCGGCAACTGGCTCTCTCCCGCCCGCACGAAGGACACCCCACTCAGTCAGACTCCGTACCAGTTCTTCCTGGATCAGTACAAGACGCTCCAGGAAGCTGACCCCCAGAACGCCAAGGCCAACTTCTTCAAGAAGTACGGCGAGAACTACTTCGCCTTCACTGCTTCCTTGTCGAAGAGCATCGGCGTTCAGGCAACTCTCCCGGCTCAGCACACTGCCGAGATGTACGGAGACCTGATTGCAGCAGACCCCGACCTCGCTCCACTGATCGTGGGCGATGTGTACAACCAAGGCAAGTTCTCCAACTCCGTCTACCGGAAGCAGATGGACACCCTGCTCAATGGTGTTCAGGTCAGGGAGAAGATCACAGCCCTGGACTCCATCAAGAACAATCAGAAAGATCTGGGGTGGCAGCAGTACAACAAGTACATGACTGCCATCGACGCAGAGCTGATCCGTTCAGGGTTCCAGTCGTACAACCAGCGTGGTGCGGAGGCTTTCTCCAACCTGAAGGGCGTCCTAGTGGACGCCCTTGCTCAGATGTATGAGCCCTGGTTCCAGGACTACGGGACCGTGAATACGACCAAGATGCCTCAGAGGATCAACGCCATGAGGAAGCTCGTCTCGGACGAGCGGATCATGTCCGATCCGATGCGGGCTCAGGATCTTGTTCCCCTCTCCGCCTACATCCAGCAGCGAGACGCCCTGAAGAAGGCTCTCACCGCAAGGGGCGGAAAGAAGCTCACCTTCAGTCTGGACGGTACTCCGACCGGCGACAACGCCGATATCGGCATGCAGCTCAGGACTGTTCAGCTTTACCTGGTGAACAACAGCCTGGCATTCGGAGACATCTATCACCGTTACCTTGAGAGTGACGATCTGTCCTAGGAGGCAGCATGACTACACCTTCACCGGATTCGAAGATCTTCAGCTCGAAGAAGGGTGATGTGTCCGGAACCACCATCGGTTCCGGCAGCCTCGAAGACCTGATGAGGCAGGGGCTCTCGAATGCGTCGACCCTGGCGAACTCGGGCAGGAACAACTTCTTTGCCAATGATCCGTACAGCGCGTACCGGGTCTACCTGGGGGCGAACTACGGAAGGATGACCTCTATCGGTCCGTCCGGTTCCTCGTTCGCTCCTGGGGTTGCCCCTCCCGGGCAACCCTCCAGCCAGGGATTCGCCTCCTATCAGGATGCTGTCCTGATGCCGACCCAGTGGAGTCCGAACCAGCTTCGCGAGTTCGTGAACAAGGGGATCGTCAACAAGGTCCCTGGCTTCGAGGTCGGTATGGGCATGCCTCAGATCCAGGCTGCATGGCAGAACATGGTTCAGTCCTCGGTTCTGTTCAACATGAACCTGAAGCCTGGTCAGACTCCGTGGAGTCCCATGGATGTCCTGGACACCTGGAGCAACCAGAAGGGTAAGTACGGGACCCAGCAGAAGGGCGACTGGGTCTACGACGTGGCCACTGGTGAACGGATCAAGTACGTGGGTCCAACGTCCAGGACGACCACGAGTAAGGATCTGGACCTGTCCTCCCCCGAAGAGGTTCAGGCCCTGGTGACTCAGGTTCTCAGGGAGGCGCTCGGAAGAGCGCCTTCCGCCAAGGAGCTGGCCAAGTTCAAGGCGACCATCACGGGGTACGAGAAGGCCAACCCCACGATCACTACGACCACCCAGCAGCTCTCCCCGAATCTGGATACGGGCGAGGTCAATGTGACCTCGCAGTCGAGCACCACGACAGGCGGCGTCTCGGACGCCGCTCGTGCACAACTGGTCAATGAGCCCACCATGCAGACCGACGAGTACGCCAAGTATCAGGGTGGCACCACCTACATGAATGCCCTACTTCAGATGGTTGGTGGTGGCTGATGGCGATCGATGGTGCGTCCATCGGGGACTACGCTCAGCAGTTTCTGGGGACGAAGTATGTCTGGGGCGGTAACGACCTGAGGAACGGTATCGACTGCTCCGGCCTGGTGCAACAGGTCTTCAAGCACTTCGGCATCTCTCTTCCCCGCGTCACCTATGACCAGATCGGTCAGGGTGCACCAGTCTCACTGAAGGGTCTCCGTGCCGGAGATCTGGTCTTCTTCGACACCGACGGAGGCAGAAGCGGTCCGGATCACGTAGGCATCTATCTCGGCAACGGGAAGATGATCCACGCTCCCCGCCCCGGAAAGTCTGTGGAGATCTCGGACATCACCAAGGGCTACTATCTGGACAAGTTCATGGGAGGACGCCGCATCAGCGGCGTCCATGCCACGGGGGCCTCCTCTTCAGACTATCAGGACACTCCGAAGCTGTCGCCCGAGGAGCTTGCCTCTTCGTACGGCTGGGCCTACGGGTTCCTGAACTCGAATCCGGAGCTGAAGAAGCTGTTCAACTCAGCAGTCAAGGAGACCTGGACTGCTGACAAGTTCAAGGCCGAGTTGCGTGACACGAAGTGGTGGAAGTCGAACTCCGAGACCAGACGCCAGGCTCAGGTGACGCAGAAGACGGATCCCGCCACTTGGCAGGCTCAGCTTCAGGCCGGAGTCCTGAAGGTCAGGCAGCTTGCTGCCGAGATCGGCGCAGCCATCCCGGAGAACAAGATCTCCGCCATCACGAAGAACGCCATTGAGACTGGGATCATCGACGACGAGGGCCAGATGCGTAACGCTCTCGGTGGTTACGTGACCTTCACCAAGGACGGTACCCTCAAGGGTGAGGCTGCCATGCATGAATACACCATGCGTCAGTTCGCCTACGACAACGGTATTCAGATCTCCGACCAGGCGATCAAGAACCAAGCGCAACTGGTCGTCAAGAAGCTGGCCACGACCGAGGACTTCCAGAACCAGGTCAGACAGCAGGCCGTGTCCATGTTCCCGTCCTATCAGAAGCAGATCGAGGCGGGAGTGAACGTCTCGGATATAGCCTCTCCGTACATGCAGATGATGAGCCAGGAGCTGGAGATGCCCTACCAGGGCATCGACGTCACCGACCCCATCATCAAGCAGGCGCTGAACGGCATGGACAAGTCGGGCAAGCCTGTCGGCACCACCCTGTCGGACTTCCAGCAGCAGCTTCGGAATGATCCTCGCTGGAAGAAGACGACTGCTGCCCAGAACAGCACGATGAGTGTCGGGCTGTCGGTACTGAGGGACATGGGCCTTGTTGGCAACCCTGCTGGCTAAGCTCCTGCTCATCCCCGCCCTATTGTTCGGAGGTCATGTGGCTGATCCGTCCTTCGAGGCTTTCTTCTGGGCCATCTCGACCCAGGAGAGCGGGGGAAACTACAGGGCTGTGGGTCCGTCTGTACAGGGTGGACACCATGCGTATGGCAAGTACCAGATTATGGACTACAACATCCCGTCCTGGACCAAGAAGTACTACGGGAAGTCCCTCACCCCGCAACAGTTCCTGAACAACTCGGCAGCCCAGGAGGCGACTGCCAAGGGGATGCTGAAGGGCTACTACAACAAGTACGGCGCTCGGGGCGCCGCTGCCATGTGGTACTCCGGGCAGTCCAACCCGAACAAGACCTTCGGCAACCCTCCGGTCAACAAGTATGTCAGCAGCGTGATGAACCATGCTGCTGGATACAAGGGTGGCTCGGGATCCTCGTCCGGCTCCACTCCCAGTTACAGCGAAACCGAGGTGGCCAGATTGGCATCCAGCGAACTTGCCGAGAGCTACGGTTTCGTCGAAGCCCTGATGAACTCGAATCCTGACCTGAAGAAGCTCTTCAAGCAGGCGGTGAGCGGTCAGTGGACCGCTCAGAAGTTCCAGGCGGAGCTGAGGGACACGAAGTGGTGGAAGACCCACTCCGACTCGGAACGTCAGTTCCTGGTCCTGAAGTACGGGGATCCGAAGACTGCGGACCAGAAGCTGTCTCAGGCGTACACACAGGTTCGCCAACTGGCGAACCAACTAGGTATTGTCGAGAGCCCCAGGTTCATCAAGAACATCCAGGCCCAGTATCGAACCCTGGCCTACAACGTGGCAGCCAAGGGCTGGAACGAATCTCAGCTTCGTGACTATCTGGGCAAGTACGTCTACTTCGGTGAATACCACGAGGGTGAGGGCGGAGAAGCCTTCAACAAGATGAAGAGCTTCGCTTACGACATGGGAGTCACTATGTCGGACGTCTGGTATGCGGACCGCGCACGCAACATCGTGCGCGGAATAGCTACCATCCAGGACTACCAGGACGCCATCAGGAAGCAGGCCAAGGCTCTATATCCGCAGTACGCCAAGCAGATCGATGCCGGGCAGACCATAGCTGACATTGCCTCTCCGTACGTGCAGTCGATGCAGAACATCTTGGAGATCCCCTCGGGGGCGATCTCCGTACAGGACAACATCATCAAGACTGCCCTCCAGAACAAGAACAAGGCGACGGGGGCGAATGAGGTGATGCCGCTCTGGCAGTTCGAGAACCAGCTCAGGAACGATCCTCGCTGGAAGAAGACCCAGAACGCACAGAACAGTCTCATGCAGGTTGCCCATCAAGTCCTCGCGGATTTCGGCGTGAAATATTGAGGAGGGTGAATGGCTACCGTCGCTGAGATGCAGAAGCAGATCGACAAGTACAACCTGTGGATCACTCAGGGCACACGGAACCTGAACAGGTTCCAGCAGGCTCTTGCTCAGGAGAAGCAGAAGAAGAAGCCTGACGCGAAGAAGATCGCCTACTACACCACCTCCATCTCCAACGTGAACAAGGAGATGACGCAGTGGAAGACAGGCATCACCACCACGCAGAACCAGATCTACGTAGCCCAGGGCCAGTACGACAAGCTTCTGAGTGGAACTGATCGTGATGCATTCCTGGCGATCAACGCCCTGTTCAAGAACTACGGTCTTGACTCCCTGGCCGGGAAGATCTACGAGTACGTCAAGAACGGCTACTCTGCCGACACGATCAGCATCCTGCTTCAGGACACGGCCGAGTATAAGACCCGCTTCCAGGGTAACGAGAGCAGGAAGGCCGCTGGCCTTCCCGTCCTTTCCCCCGCAGAGTATCTCGCCACGGAGGCGAGCTACCGTCAGATCATGGAGAGTGCCGGACTTCCGTCCGGCTTCTATGACCAGCCCTCAGACTTCTCCGGCTGGATCGGAAAGAACGTCTCTCCCTCGGAGATCCAGAGCAGGGTGGATCTGGCCACTCAGGCCACGGTTCTGTCGAACCCTTCCTACCGGAAGGCTCTGAACCAGATGGGTATCAGCGACAACGAGCTGACCGCCTACTTCCTGGACCAGAACAAGGCCCTCCCGATCCTTCAGAAGTCTGCTGCCACGGCGCAGATAGGCGCCGCAGCGCTGGGCCAGAACCTGACCTTCGACCAGACCTACTCGGAGCAGTTGGCAACCGAGGGTGTCTCCAAGGATCAGGCTCAGCAGGGCTACTCACAGATTGCCTCCGAGCTGGATACCATGAAGGCTCTCGGTCAGATCTATGGCAGCGACTGGTCCCAGAGAACCAGTGAGGAAGCCCTCTTCCAGGGCTCCGGTGAGGCCATCAAGAAGAAGGCCCGTCTCCTCAGTTCTGAACGAGGCGCCTTCAGTGGCTCATCCGGAAGCGCCAAGGCTGGCCTCGGGCAGTCCGGTGGGGCCAGGTAAACGATGACGCAATGATCCTGTCATTGCGTCGAAGCGGGATGGTGTAGTCAGGTAACACGCTGGCCTCATAAGCCAGAGACCATGAGTTCGAATCTCATTCCTGCTACCGGCACGGGACCGACCGGCCCCCAGTGCTTGTATCAAGTCCGGCCATCACATCAAACGCATGAGCGTGAGGCAGGCTCCCCGGCCTGCCCTATTGGCATGCACACCTTATGGGAGGAGTCGTAATGACTCAGTGGGGTTACGAAGACAACGAGAACACCGGCCAGGGCAACGACACCGAACTGAACGGCCCTAAGGCTCTGCGTGACGCGTATGAAGCCATGAAGCGACAGAACGAAGACCTGAACCAGAAGCTGACGAGCTTCCTTGAGGATCAGGCCAAGTCGAAGATGGCTACCGTCTTTGAGTCCCTGGGGGTTCCTGAGGCACAGGCCGTGTATCAGGGTCCCAACGATCCGCAGAAGGCGAAGGAGTGGGTTGATTCCATGCGCTCCGTCTTCGGCGGGAACGTCCAGGGTGGTAACCCTGCGACTGAAACGGCTACTCAGCAGCCTGCCGGGCTGCCTCCGTCCATGCAGGCCCAGTTCGACCGCTTCGTGCAGTCGGGCCAGGACGGTCAGCCGCTCGGAAACTTTGAGGCTGCACAAGCAGCCGTCAACGACGCTACCGATCTCAATGGCCTCATCCAGGCGTTCCAGAACGGAACCCGCACGAACTGAGGCCATGAACTCTCGTAAGGAGTTGTAGTGGCTAACGCCTTTACGGGCACTGCGGCGATGAGCAACCTCGTACAGACTACGTACGATCGCGCTCTTGAGTTCGCTCTCCGTGCCCAGCCCATGTACCGCACGATCGCCGACAAGCGACCTGTCCAGCAGTCGATGCCCGGTTCCTCGGTCGTCTTCTCGCTGTACCAGGATCTCGCTCAGGCGATCACCCCGCTGAACGAGCTGGTGGATCCGGACGCTGTTGCGGCCGGTCAGCCGACCACGGTTTCCGTCACTCTCAACGAGTACGGTAACGCGATCCTCGTCAGCAACAAGCTGGACCTGTTCTCGTTCACCGACGTGACCGCTGGTCTCGTCAACCAGGTGGCGTGGAACCTGGTTGACTCCGTCGACCTGCTCGTTCAGAACGTTCTCGCTGCCGGTACCCAGACTCTCCGCCGTGGTGGCGGTACGGTCGGCTACGGTTTCGGCACCACTCCGACCAACCCGATCGCCACTACGGCGATCACTGGTACGGACACGTGGACGTCGGACATGTCCCGTCTCGCTGTCACTCAGCTCCGTACCAACAAGGTGCACCCCAACAAGGGGAGCTGCTACGTTGCGTACATCCACCCGCAGGTCTCTTACGACCTGCGGCGTGAAACCGGTGCTGCTGCGTGGCGTGACCCGCACAACTACTCCGCTGCGGGGAACATCTGGGCGGGCGAGATCGGCGAGTACGAGGGCGCTTGCTACATCGAGACGCCCCGTAACCAGAACGTCCAGTCCGGCTCCGGTGCCGGTGCCACTCAGACCCGTGTGTTCAACACCTACTTCACCGGCCAGCAGGCTCTTGCTGAGGCCGTTGCTGAGGAGTTCCACACGGTCCGTGGTCCGGTCGTCGACAAGCTGACCCGCTTCCAGCCGCTTGGCTGGTACGGGGTTGCCGGGTGGTCGCTGTACCGCCCGGAGGCCCTGATCGTCGGTCAGACCACCTCGTCTGCCCGCAACCAGGCGTAAGGAGAAAACATGTCTGGACTCGACAACACGTCCTACACGGTCCGTACCGTGTCGGCTACGACCGACACGCTCACCCAGACCGACTTCGTCACCGTCTACACGAACACTTCGGCGAAGACGGTCAACCTTCCGGCCGTCGCCTCCGTTCAGCCGGGACGCTCCTACACCATCATCAACACGGCTGCTGGTGCAATCACCGTCGACGGCTCCGGTTCGGAGACCATCAACGGTGCGACCACTCTGTCTGTGACTGCGACCACCGGCCGCGCTCAGATCGTGAGTGACGGTACTCAGTGGTGGACCATCACCTCTAGCTGAGGTAATCTATGGCGGCTCGGAGAAGTTCTGGATCGTCTCGGAACTTCCCGAGCCCCGTATTACAGTCCATGCACAGCAGGCCGCGCACACAGTTGCCGCACGACCTAACGCCCTCGCAGCACGAGTGATCGTGGTCGACAGCGAGTGCGCGACTGCCGCCGCTGGATTTCCCGCAAATATGACAAGCATCCCCCATCGACTCATATTCGGCGAGACCGATTCCATAGGTCTTCCGATAGTACTGGTCGCGCAAGAGTCTGGGGTTCTTGCGAGCGTACCCCCTCTTGGAGTCGCGTGCTCGCTGTCGATTGTCGGCAGTCCACCTCCGAGAAGCCACGTTAGCGCACTCCTTGCAGCGCGACGATTTGCCGTCACGCTTGTTCTTGTCGTTGTGAAATTCGGTCAGGGGCTTCTCTTCGCGGCACTTGCCGCATTGCTTAGTGTTCATACACTCAGTATAGCATACACTGGAGGCATGATGGCGAATTGGGTTTTCATCACACCCACGGTGGACGAAGCTCCATTTGCTTGGTCGCCATTGATGGAAAGATTCAGGCTGACGAGGGGGGTTTCGGTTGTTGAAGTATCCCCCGGGCAGTACGAAACCACGAGATACGACGCATACACCAATGAGCTTGGGGCAGAGAACCTGCCCCAGAACCCGAACCAGGACACTGAGTTCTGGCCTGCCGAGAGGGCAGGCCTTCACTACTTCCGAGGCGGGTACGAATGGATCGTGGATGACCAGATCCGCTCGGACATCATCGCCTCGGGCGCTGCTACCGCAGCCAACTTCACTCCCGTCTAGGAGGAACTGTGCACAACACGTATGACCCTGCCAAGCAGGCGGGAGAGACAGAGTTCCATGGGTGCATGTCCGAGAACTGCGCCATCTGTGGCCCGTCGGGGAACACCACCCTGATCGACCACAACGAGAAGGGAATGCAGGAGTCCTTCCTCCAGTCCGTCATCTCGATGCATCAGAGTGCAGAGCTGGGCTCCGACCATGACGGCTTCCGTCAGGGCATCTACGGCACGAACAGCATGGGAGACAACGACTGATGCCTCCCGCCCAGAAGAAGGAAGCAGCGCCCGCAGCGCTGCTCAAGAAGGGTTCCCTGGTCAATCTGGAGAAGGGTGGCCGAACCCTCACCGATCTGGAAGTCCTGGACTGGGACGACCGGTTCATCAAGTTCCGCTGGAACGTCACCGTCTCCCCGCAGACGGAGATCGTCCTCGTGCCGTGGGAGAAGGTGGAAGCAATTGGCCTCACGCAAGAGCGTTAAGTGGAACCAGTGCTCCTCCGCTTGCCTTACTCAGGATCATCTCACCTTCGGTGAATGTATACGGGCGAAGAACCTCACCCTGTCCCCGCACGTCAACGACACGTACAGCACGCGCCAGAAGGCGTGGGACAGTGAGCTGAACCACTATGCCTCGGCTGTGAGTCAGGGACTCCAGCCCGAGGGGACCAAGCGGCATCAGGTGGATGCCGCATTCAAGGAGGCTTCATGAGCGTCACAGACGGCTCTATGACGACCGATGGGGCGGCCCAGTCAGTTCGGGTGGTCGGCACCATCACAACGTCTCCTGGGGGCACTCAGGCCGTTTCTGGCACTGTTACAGCGAACCAGGGGACTGCCGCTGTCACGGCCAACGCCTGGCCGACCAAGCTCAGCAACGGTACGGCCACGGTGGACGTCGCACCCGCGACGGCCAGCGCTCTGGGGAATGCTCTCCTGGTGACAACCGGCCAGCTGACCGCGACCACAACCCTGAACGCTGCCGCTGGCAACCTCACGGGCACAGTGATGGATGCAGGTGCAGCCAAGCGTGTCTGTACGGCCGTCGCCGTAGGCACCGGCACCCTGACCGGCACTATCACCATCCTGGGTTCGGTGGACAACACCACGTTCGTATCCACCGGAACCACCATCGCCCTTACTGCTGCGCTGACCGCTACTGCGTCAGCGAGTAACGTAGCATTCCGGTATTTCCGTGCTGACCTCACTGGCGCAGGCGGTACCGGAACTGTCACAGTGAAACTCATGACAAGTTAGGGGAAGCATGCCCATAGTTTCCGGCTCCGCCGACAGCAACAACGAAGTCCTCATCACCATACCCGCAGGCATGTACTGGCGAGGCTCTGTATCCATCTCCGGCTCCCTCACCGCCCAGGCGGGCGTAGGTAGCCAGCAGTCCATTCCCACGGTAACCGTCGACGATTCCTCCGGTGGGCTCCAGGGTCAGGTCATCACCGGCCTTTCCATCACCACCCCCGTTGTCAACATTCTGTCCCTTCTGGGCGTCACTTCCAACAGTAGCGTCTGTCAGTCCGGAGTCACCATTCAGGCTCCCCCGTCCAACTCCATCACCTTCAAACTGCTGAAGGATGGAGCCACTCAGGTGATCGCCGTGGCCAACGGCGTGACCAGCAGCAGCTAGGAGCGCACGTGGCTGTCACATTCGGAGACCTGGTCTCCAGGGTCAAGCAACAGCTCCTGGGCTACACCAGGGACCAGGCTTCCATCACCTTCCTCACGGATCCGATGACAGCCACGGATACCACTTTCACGATAGACCTCGGGACGGTCAAGAACATCTCCCGAGGTCTCGTGGAGATCGACGATGAGATGCTTCTCGTCAACAAGTTCGACCAATCGACGGGCATCGTCACTGTCTTCGCAGGAACCAACGGGCGGGGAGTGGAGAGCACTACGGCCGCAGTCCATGCGGCCGATGCCATCGTCACCAACGATCCCCTCTATCCCAGAGAGCGGATCAAGGAAGCCGTCAACGACACCATCCAGGCCCTGTATCCGGACCTCTGGGTGTTCGATGAGTACGAGTTCCCCTACGTCTCTGCCCGCTACGAGTACCCCTTGCCCGCCGAAGTGGAGGACGTGTACAAGGTGGTCGTGAACACCATCGGCCCTTCGGCCGTATGGTTCCCGCTCAGCTCATGGCGGTTCAATCCAATGGCATCCACTACGCCAGGGCAGGTGAAGCCTTCCCCCCCACCCACCGGCAAGAGCCTTCAGGTCATGAGGGACTTCATCGTTCCTGGCCGTAACGTCAGGGTCAGCTACATCAAGAAGCCCAACGTTCTGGTCAACAACTCCGATCCGTTCGAGGCGACCACAGGCTTCCCGGAACGGTACATAGACATGATCGTGTATGGCGCCTGCTGGCGCCTGCTCCCTGCCTACGAAGCTGCCAGGCTTCAGCAGAAGCAGATCGAGGCCACCGAACGTGCTCCCCTGGTTCCGACCGGAGCCGGAGCGGATGCCTCCAGGTACTACCTCCAGCTCTACACCAAGCGACTCCAGGAGGAGCGGGACAGGCTGTTCCGTCTCTTCGAGTCCTACCAGTACTTCAACGCCTAGGGGGCGACATGGCGAACGCTCGCTATTACTCCTCGGTTGCCCCGCCCACCACCCTCACGGGTGGTGTGGGGCCGTCGAACACAACCATCCAGGTGGTCAGCACTGCCGGTCTGCCCGGCTCCACTCCGTACACTCTGTCCCTGGACTACGGATCTATCGGTGAAGAGCTTGTCGACGTGACCGCTGTAGGCGGTCTGACCCTGACCGTCACTCGTGGAGTGGATGGCACATCGGCCACCAGCCACAACGTCGGCGCAGTGGTCAGGCATGTCACATCTGCCAGGGATTTCACGGAATCGAGGACGCATGAGGCGTCCTCGTCAGGAGTTCATGGTGTTGTCGGGTCCGTGGTGGGAACCAGTGACGCTCAGACGCTGGCCAACAAGACGCTGGACAAGGCGACCGGAACGCTCAGGAATGTAGACATCTACAACACTGGCGTCTGGCGCACTGCCGTTATCGGTGACTCCACCAACCCCACACCACACCGGATGGTGTGGATGGATAATGAGGTCAGCCTCAATCCGGTGGCCTTCATAGCCGCCAACGGCAGGGTCGCTACGGTCAATCAGGTCGGGGAAGGGGACGGAACCTACAGGTTCCAGGGCCTGGACTCCGACGGTACCACCGTCCGGTTCTACAGCCTGTCCGGTGGGACGATGGGCGTGACGCCCACCACCACCACCAACAACCCTGCCGTGGACATCGTGGCTCCAGACCTCTCCGCCACCAAGAGAGCCATCAGGGTAGCTGCCGCTGGTGGTGGCAGCGAACGGTTCACCGTATGGAACGACGGCAAGGTGGACATCGTAGGTGGTACCGCTGCGGCAGTCACGTTCGACGTGACTGCACCTGCCGCCGTGAGTGCTGACATCATGCGGGTGATGGATTCCGGGAGCAACACCCAGTTCGCCATCCAGTCCACCGGCAAGATGCTGGCCAACAAGGGCGGCATTGTCGCTCAACCTGGAGTGACCACCGGAGCCGTCCTCCAGGTAGGCGGATCCAATGTCGGCTACACGGGGAACCTGACACAGTGGGTCGGTCCTGCCAACACGATCGTCGCATCCATCAACCAGGCTGGTGCGCTCACTCTGAGTGGCACCATCAACCTGTTCACCCAGTTCGTGGAAGACACCACGACGGCCAGCACGAGTAGTACGACGTACGGGAACAGCAACCGGACCCTTCAGGCTGCCATCACCGTTCCCCCGTCCGGCAAGGTCAAGGTGACCATCAGCACCAAGCAGAGGAACAGCGCCAACTTCAACTCGATCACATCGTGGCTCGGATCCGGATCCACCAGCGGAACGGTCTTCAGTCCCAGTGATACATCTGCCCTGATCGCCCCCGGTAACATCCTGGGCAACAGTAACTTGGACGGTACACGTACCTATGTACAGTCCGGACTGGTTTCGGGCGAGACGTTCACTGTCACCATGCAGCACCGAGTCTCTGCCGCATCCACATCCTCATTCGACTACCGCTCCATCACTCTTGACGCGGCTGGAGCCTAAGGAGCGACCATGGATGTAGTCCACCAGATACCGTGGCAGCTCAACAACTTCTCCGGAAATACCGGAGGCGGCACCTACAACCTGACTGACTACCAGTTCGACTATGCTATCGGTGGAATTCCGTTCATGTCGGCCACGCGTGATGCGTGGCCGTACACGGAGGGCATGGCGGAGATCAGGAAGCAGCAGTTCGACAACTTCGCCGAGCCGGGCGAGCAGTCCATCACCGGCTGGTGGCTGCGATCCCAGTCGAACTTCTCCTACGGAGCCGGGATCCTCTATCAGGATCCCGATACGGACAACCAGTTCAACTTCCGCTTCCAGAACTCCCTTGGAGTGGACACCTGGACCTCTGGCCAGGTGAGCCTTCTCAAGGTTCCCACCAGCATGAGAGTGCTGGCTTCCAGCCTCAACAGGGTGCGGGGCTATGTGGACAACAGCGGCGTGGACGCCGCCTTCGGAACCGATGGCGGGAACCTGTTCAAGCTGACCGCATCTGGTGTCGTAGCAGCCAGCAACCCGAGCGCTGGCACCATGCTCGACCTGGCCAACGTGGGACCCAGGACTCTGATCCTTGCCTCGGACGGTATCTGGTCCGGCATCGATACCGGCGTGGCGACCAAGATGTACAACTTGCCGATCACTCCCACCACGGGGGCCATCGAGTTCGTCAAGGGCAGGATCGTCGTCTGCATCGACAACCAGGTCTGGACCGCTCCCATCAACACGGGAGCCACGCTCCCGTTGCCGGGCAGTGCTGCTTACGTCCACACGGATCCGACATGGAGGTGGCGAGGCATCACCGAGGGACCCAGAGCCTGGTATGTGGCCGGAGGGAACACCATCTCCTCCAACATCCATAAATTCAACATCGACTTCAATGGCTCTGTTGAGATCATTCAGCCGTCTGTGACGGCCGTCACTCCGACCGGCGAACAGATCAACACCATCTATGGCTACGTCGGCACGTTCATGGGGATCGCCACCACCAAGGGGTTCAGGGTCGGGGAGTTCGACGACAACGGAGACGTTGCCTACGGTCCGCTGCTCTTCTCCCCCGCTGGCGGATGTGCTGGCATCACCGGCTTCGACAGGTTCATGTACGTGGGCTCCACAGGGGCCCACGACGGCTCCTCAGGGCTCTTCAGGGTGGACCTGGGCCAACAGGTTCAGGAGCAGACGACGAGGGCTGTACGGTACGCCTACGCCCGCGACATCTATGCCCCTGGGGAAACCTCCAGCGTCTCCAATGTCACCATCCTGGGGAATTCCGGACGTCTGGTGTTCTCCGTCACTCAAGACTCCCTCTGGTTGCAGGACGATGCAGACCTGTACCAGTCGGGTTATCTCACCAGCGGACGGATCAGGTTCAATACGGAGGAACCGAAGCTGTACAAGTTTCTGTCCCTCCGCACCCCGTCCCCCCTCCAAGGAACAGTGCAAGTCTCGGTACTCACTCAGATGGGTGACGAGATTCCGTACATCACTTACGACCAGAACTTCGGTCCTGGTACCGGTGATGTATCAACCCCTCAGCCGAACGGTCCACAGAACTGGATCCAACTGAAGATCACTCTGGGTAGGCTGGGTACGGACGCCACTAAGGGTGGCGTCCTAAACGGCTGGCAAGTGAAGGCCCTTCCCGGATCCATCCGTCAGAGGATGATCCAGCACACCTTCCTCCTGTTCGACGAAGAACAGGACAAGGGTGGTCAGAGGGTGGGGACCGATGGGTATGCCAGACAGAGACTGGAGGACTTCAAGGCTCTGGCGAGAGCCGGAGACGTGGTGTCCTTCCAGGAGCTGGAGGAGGATCTCTCCACTCTGGTCGTGATCGATGACTGGAGGTTCACTCAGACAGCCCCGCCCGGACCGGACGGCTCTACACTTGGGGGATACCTGACGGTGACCATGCGCACCGTCGCTGAATCTGTATAGATCGGGGAGGGAAAGTGGGCGCTGAAGCCATCATCGCAATCGTCGTCGGCCTTGCAGGAACGATCGGCGGTTACGTAGGCGGGAAGAGGAACGGAAGCACTGCGGCTGTGGGGATAGCCGTGGATGTGGTAGAGCTTCTTCAAGTCCAAGTTGCAACACTCACCCAGAAGGGCGAGGAGAAGGATGCTCTGATCGCAGATCTCAGGGGGAGGGTAGAAGTCCTCGAAGGACTTGTCACCCAACGAGCTGAGGTTGCTGCGGTACACGAGGAAGTGAAGGGCGTCCGGGGGGTCGTTGACATGATTGCGAGCAAGGTGGGTGCTTCCGATGGAACAGCCTGACGGCAAGCCTGCCTGGTTCAAGCGCACCATTATCCGTCCAACGACACAGTTCGAGCACGATGCAGTCAGTCACGTGCAACGCGTTCTGCGTTGCACTGTCACGGGAGAGATGGACGATGGAACCATCTCCCACATCAGGGGACTCCAGCAGCTCTTCGGGCTGCGAGTCACCGGATATATCGACGAGCCCACGGCTTGCCAGGTGGAAAGGTTGAGAAGTTTTGGCAGCTACAACGGTCTTTGACGGCAACCTCGCGGCGAATACGGCCGGAGCCTGGGTGGCGTTCGCCGGGAGCAGGGCCTATTCGATCCAGTGCACGCAGGTGGTGCAGATCGAGCTGAGCAATGACGGGACCAACCCGATCAACCTTGGTCCGGGCATCCTGATGAACGTGTCAGGGAACACTCTGCCCTACTCCTACGTAGTGAGAGAGTTCCCCGTCGCCTTCATCAGGGCCAACAACACCAGCTCTTCAGCCCTGACGGGGCTGAAGGTTTATGCGCAGGGAGCATGACGTGCCCTACAAATCCGACAAGCAGCGGAAGTATCTGCACGCTGCGAAGCCTGAAGTGGCAGCCAAGTTCGACAAGGACATCAAGGCTGGCAAGAAGAAGTCTGCACCGAAGAAGGGGAAGAAGAAGTGAGCAAGTACGTCAAGGATCTTACGGAACGGGTGGTGGCGACGTTCGCCTTCACGTTCCTCTCCGTGTTCTCGTTCACCGAGATGAGCACCGCCAAGGACGCCGCCATTGCTGGCGGTGCTGCTGTGGCAAGCCTCGTGAAGGGTCTCCTTGCCTCCTTCCTGGGCGACAAGGAGAGCGCAGGACTCACCAATGGGTGAGCCTCGCCCGGGAGAACCGAGCCCTCCGCCGTACATCTGTGGCAAGTACATCAACTCGCCCGACTGTGAGTATCCTTCGTGTGACTTCATAGTCGACACCGAGAAGGGCACTCACCAGTGCAAGTACCTGGACACCACGCTTCCAGAGTTCCCGCCTGACCCGCCTTCCGGAGAGCCTCCGGTGGAGGGGTAATACAAGAGGGCCACCCTTCGGGGGTGGCCCTCTTTTTTTGTGCCTAGAATTCGTCGATCCAGGGGGGTACGGGACTCTTCATCTTCTCTACGTACTCCTCTTCGGTCATGATGGAACCATCCGCCTTGATGCGGTATTCCTGGAAGCTGACGCTTCCGATGACCTGGAGCAGGCTACGCACCAGTGCAGCCAAATCCTCCGCAACGTCACCGTCCAGGCCGGGGAACTCGCTGTAGATGTACTCATTCACGGTCACCCGATCGGCCCAGACCTCGGCCACTTCCTTGATCACGTTCCGGGCGATCCGGTGTGCCAGGAAGACCTTCGTTTCTCTGTCCACGCTTCTCCTTGATCGAGAGAGACAGACGCCCATCAGGGCGTCTGCTCACCACCACTGTTCTCACATGCCCGGAGGCATCAGGATGTGCTTGTCATCCTTCTCAATCGGGCCGGAACCCTTCTCATCACTCACGCTTCCCACTTTCCCTTGTCCTGATTGTCCAGAGTGACCTTGTAGACCTGCTTGCTCTGCGTGTGGTACACGCAGATCCCTTCAGGGTTCCGGTACATCGGTGCGGCGAAGGAGCCATAACGCTCCAGGTCTTCGAGGCGGAGACGGATGGACTCCTGGGAGAATTCGCCCTGGTACAGCACGGGGACGGTGTTCAGGATGACCTGACCGACCTGAATGCCTGCGACGGGGAACTCTCCGGACCGCTTCTCAGTGTTGAAGAGAGAGAACGCCTTGCGGTCCATGCCGTACCCACGCTGGATCCCGTGACCCCACCATTCGCCATAGTGGCGACCAGCGCCAAGGACGTCGAACAGGGCTTCAGCGTTGGTGTACACCCAGTCGGCGAAGCCGTGGTTGTCGGTCGTCTTGCCGGGGTAGATGAGTCGGTTCTTGGACTGGGCCCCGACCTCGTAGTACTGCCCATTCTTCTGCACGATGGCCGTATCGTGCGCGGCATCAGCGATGGACTCGATCTGCTGAATGATGACGGCACTGTTGGTGCCGTCAATCTTCTCCGTGATGACGATGTCCCGGAACAGTCGTGGGGTTTTGCCCCACGACGAGAACTCGATGGTCACTCTTCCTCCTCTTCCTGTCGCTCGATCTTGTTGTGGGTCCAGCAGTAGTCCGGATCCCGCTGTTCTTCCTCTGTCGGCTCGCTCACGCAGGACACCCACACCAGGGAGGCATGTGGGGAGGCTTGGTGCAGTTGTTGTCAGTCAAGTTCCGGCCTCTCGGTGTCGTAGTCCAGGGATAGGCCCTGCGTCAGGATGTTGTGGTTGGTGAGCGACTCAAGGTCGCTCATGCTCTTGTCACCCTTGCGGAGCACGACGAGGGTGATGTCTGCCGCTTGCTTGCGGACCCACTTCCACTCATGTCCGACGACCCTGTAGTCCTTGGACATATAGGTGTAGGATTCTCGCTTCTGCCGGTACCTGCCCCACGCGTCACGGGGTGCAGTCGTGTCAGCCACCCATCGAACGCCCTCGACCTCCACGTCCGGAGCGCCTCGCTCACAGGCGCGGACGCTGCGCTTCTCGGGTATCTGGATGGTGACCCGACCGGAGTCGAACACTCCGGTCACCTTGCCCACCTCGGGCTTACCCGAGAACTTGTGCTTGGGTGCGGAGAAGACGATGTCTCCTACCTCCACCTCGACCCCCAGGGAGTCCAGTCTCTTGCTCACCATACCGTCCTTACTTCCGTGACCTTCTCGACGATTCGGACATGCTGATAGATCCTCTTCAGGTTTCCGGCCTGAACCTTCAGATCCTCAAGGGCGAGGCCGACGTGGACGTGAGGATACCTCTGCCAGCCGAAGGGCTCATCAAGAACCCTGCCGCTCAACGTCATCTCGGAGCGATATTGCAACTCATATACCGGATCCACGTCACGCCCTCAACTGTCCGCACTCGGTGCAGTACCAGCGCCCATCGGCACCTTGCTGAATGGCAGGGTGCTCACACGGTCCGTAGCTCAGAATCACTTCCGGTGTTTCCCGTCGTTCGGGGTGAAGTTACGCTCAGCGTAACCTGCCGGATCCGAGGCGGACGAGTCGAACTCCGCTGCCTTCTGCTCCGGAGTCAGGGACTGGAATCCGGGACCGGCATTCGTGCCGTCCCGACCAGGCTTGTAGTCCCCGTAGCCACCTGCATGCTTACCCATCAGTCGTTCCCCTTCGTGAGTTCCTGGATGTAGTACTCCTCGTACTGGAGGCCATCCTCGTGATCCTCCAGCGAGAAGGATGTCTCGTCCTTCGACAGCTCCTCGTCGTACGACTGAGCCACCAGGCTCAGTGCATCCCAGGCGTCAGACTCGGACGTGAAGTACTTGGCGTCCACGATCGCAACTCCGGTGGAGTTGTCGATGTCGGTCCATTCGTTCATGATGATGAAGACGTTCACTTGCCGATCCTTTCCATCAGGTAGTCCCTGCCTCGCTTGATGTACATGCTGTTGGTGTCTTCCCCGTCGGGCATCCTGACCCTGATCACCTGAGTCTTGGCCTGGTCCACCTCGTAGCTTACCTTCTCGAAGAGTTCCCTGCCATCCCTGTCTCCATCTTCAATGAAGTACAGGGTGGAGAAGTCCTCGATCACGTTGGCCCAGTGAGGCTGCCACTTCTTGGCCCCGCTGACTCCGAGTGCTGGCACTCCGAGCTGTACCCAGGTGAGTCGATCGATCTCACCTTCCGTCATGACGATCCACTCATCAGCCGCGTCGATGGACTGGACACCGTAGAGGTTCGTCTTCAGCCCCTTCGGGAACATGTACTTCGAGTGGTCAGGAATCTCCTTGCAGCTGTGAGGTTCCATGCACCGGAAGGTCATGTTGACGGGGCCGAAGTCCGTCAGGTAGGGAACGCAGAGTCGGCCCTTCAGGTGCTCGTGACCCTGAAGGGGATCACGGACGACGCCAAGTCCTTCGGAACGTGCGAACTCCAGATCGAGCCCTCGCGTCCCTAGCCAAGCCTCTGCCTCGTCCAGATGTCTTGCGTACCGGAGCGTTGCTGTCTCCAGCAAGCTCCGCTGCTCTTTGGATAGCGCCTTTGAAGTCAAGCCCCTCCACCTTCATCAGTATCTGCACTGCGTTGCCTCTCGGACAGTCCTGTCCGGCATGACAGTTGAACCACTGCTCCTCTCCGGCGACGACCGAGACGGTAGCGGAAGCGCTACCGTCTCCATGCCACGGACATCTGTATGGTCTTGGTCCGTAGTTGTCAGCCGGATCATCCCCGCCGAACAGCACGAGGACGGGAGCGAGAGGGATCAAGCGCCAGGATTCGTCACCATGGCTTGCGCCTCTTGCCCTCATCGTCGATCTTCTCCAACTCGGAGTCAGTCAGATTCATCCAGATACTCCTTCGTCGCCTCCTCGATCGCGACATAGTCACGAGTGTCGGGAAGGAATCCAGTGCTCTCTTCGTAGGCTGCTACGACGTCGTCTCGCAGCTCCTCGAAGTTCCGCTCGTCAGGCATCATCCACCACTCCCGTTGGCTTCCCTGCGCTCACGCATGATGCGCTCATACTCGGCGCCCTGAGTGGCGCCGTAGTCCTCCTGGGACTTCTCGTCCTCATGATCCATATCCAGCCTCCCTCAACAGCTCCTTCAGGGTGTCCACTCGCATGCAGGCCACCCATTCTCCGATGTTCTGTTCGCCCTGTCCGTCACCTCCGGCCGCGCGTATGCTTGCCCGCAACAACCTCTCCGATCACCTTGATGGCGGGTGGTGATTCCAGATACCTGACTGCGGAGCGCAAAATTTCGATATTCTCCTTTGCCCCGCCCAGCACATGATGATTGCATTGAGTGCATAGTAGACCGCGAATGTGGCCAGAGTCATGATCGTGGTCGACCGCAAGTCTCTTCTTCTTCGGGATCGTGCCGCATATGGCACAACCACCATCCTGCGACGCCAAGATCTCGTCGTACTGCTCGACCGTGATCGAGAACTCAGACCTGAACTTGTAATCAAGCTGGATCGGCTCATAACACGGCTTGCACCGGGCCGCCAGGCCGAACACGCCGTTGGGATTCTTAGTAAACATGGAGCGCTTCAGATATCTACCACACCCGAGGCACCACTTGACCTCGGGTGTGGCTTTGGCGTTCATCTCTCTGGCCTGGCGGCGGGCGAAGGTGCGTTGATCCTGCGTAAGGCTTACGCCCCGGGCGGTAAGCTTCTCATCTTTCGCCTTCCTGCACTGCTCACAGTACCTGCGGCCCGCCCCGCTCTCCTTGGGGGCCACTCCGCAGATCTGACACGGCTTCCTCGGGGGAGCCATCCTTCACCTTCCAGTAGCTCTTGGGTTTGTGTTCTTCGCACTTCCAGCCGCCTCCGTAGAGGCGGGCTGGCTTGTCGCAGGGGGGATTCCCCGTGTCGCAGAAGCCCGGCTTCACCAGACATCCCTGATGGAAGTACGGCTCCCGTCGGATCATTCGGGGATCTCATCCTCTATGCACTCCACGACATAGAGCACAGCATCTCGGATCTCCCGCGACGACCATTCGAAGTCGTCGTGTTCGCCGAGACCTTCACGCATCGCGTGCGCCTGCCGCCTGGCGATCTGCGCAGCCTTGGTCATGCCTGCGGCGTAGCCGTTGGCATAGTCATCATTGTTCAGCACTACATCTCCCATGCGTCGATCTTTTGGTTCTCAGGCACGGAGGGCCCGTCCCTGAAGAGGAGATGATCCTCCATCTCCTCGATCAGGCAGACCGAAGGGTCTGCCTTCATGGTCAGGTACCTCTTCCCCATCGGATCCTGAGGACCAAACCGGTTCTTGACGGTCGCAACATCGAGTGTCCCACCATGAGCGTCACCCCATAGTGTGACGATGAGCGTTGGAAGTTGATTGGCCTTACCCATGATGGCACTCCGGGGAGGCGGACTTCCACCCTTAGCCGACTCAGACGTGTGATGCACCACAGTGATTGCAGTCTCTTGCTCACGAGCCATGTCCTTCAGTTCGGCCATGACGCCCCAGTAGTTCTGCTCCGAGGCACCCTCGTAGTTGATGTCCATCATGATGTCAATGACGGTGTGGTGGGGGTAGGTTCCCCTCAACTCACGGAAGGCTTCCGCCTCCTGCTTCATGTGCTCGATCGTGGGTGAGGACATGAAGGACCAGCGAACGTGACCCATGTCCTTCAGGGTCTCGTAGGCGGACTGTTTCTGGTTCATCACCCACACCTCCGTCTCGTCCGTCAGGTTTCCCGTCAGCATGGAGAGCGAACGGGAAGCCATCGTGAAGTCGTCGGAGTCCGAGCTGTGATACAGGGTGGGAACCTTGGCTCCCATCCGTCGGACGATGTTCAGGGCCAGGACCGTCTTCATGGAGCCGGGGGGTCCGGCAATCATGGAGATGGAGCCCCGACGGAAGTGCATCTTGTTCTGTTCGAAGGCTGGATACGGGGAGGGCAACGGTTCCCCGCTGCTCACTCCCCGCTTCAGCGTCCGATGTAGTGACTTGATGTCAGGCCACCTGCCCTCCGCAATTGAGACAGCATGTCGCATCACGCGGCGCAGGAGCGCCGCAGTTCACGCACTTCAAGACCTCTCCACCCCCCAGGAGCGCAGTACAGCGATGAGCTTGAGTGCGGACGGCGAGTGACCGATGCCGTCAAGATTGTTCAGAAGCTCCTTCCACTCCGCTGCGGGGGCGATCACCATGAAGTGATCGCCGGGTACATCCTCGTCGAACGTCAGGGAAACTTCCATGAACCCTCAGATGTTCGTAGGATGCCCGCAGACTGGGCATCCATTGGTGTTGGGCGGGAGCGAAGCTCCGCACTTGGGACACTCCATCAGTCTTCCTCCGATTCTCCAGACCCCAAGGTCTGCTCGAACTTCTTGGCCGCCTCGTCCAGCTCTTCTTCTGTCACTGGGAGCGGGGAAGGTCGTCGGTCCCGCCCCGGAAGTCGAAGTCCGGGAGGATGGACTGAGGCTTGAAGGTCACACGGTAGTGGTTGGCGCTCGCCTTGACCGGCTCGCCCTGCTCAACGAAGTAGGACACATTGTCGGACAGCCCAAGGAAGTGCTTCTTGTATTCATTCTTCCCCGTCTCGCAGATCACTTCGAGCTGGTTGCCCTCATCACTGATGGAGCACACACCGACGATCTCCATGAGGTACTTGTCCGTGATGCCGTTGAACATCACGATCCGTCGGTTCACCTCGAAGTTGTCGGCAGCCTTGGACAGGTTCTCCGACGCCACATCAGCATCGTCCTCGAAACAGCCGGTAGCTGTGAGTCCGAGAACCGCGACCATGACGGTTGCAGCAAGAGCCTTCTTCTTGTTGTTCATGTCTCCCTCTCGGTTGGTTTGCGTGGGGTTGGCGGGAATCGAACCCGCGATTGCTGCCGCCTATCCGCCGACCGCTCTCCCGCTGAGCTATCAACCCCTGAAGGGAGCCCTCCCGCTGAGGGCTCCCCAGTTACTCAGCTTACTCGGAAGGGGCCACGAGTTTCACCGAGTACTTCTTGCGCTGCCCGTCCAGCCGGACGAACTTCTTGCCGATGGTCACGCCGGGAACCAGGTCGATCCCCGTGTCCGCCATGGCATCCTTCAGCGCCTCGTCGTTCTTGGCGAAGTAAAAGGTTGCCTCGGCCCCGTCCTTCAGGGTGACGGGGACAACGATCTGCTGGATGGGGAAGTGGTTGTCCGACTCATCGAACTCCCCCTTCAGCTTCATCTTCCAGCCCGCGTCGGTCTGGACCATGAACTTGGCCTTCTTGGACTTGAAGTCGACGTCGTCGATGAGGTACGGCTCAGCGGAGATGACACCCACGTGGGTGTCGCCAGGCTCGTTCCACCTGGGTGCAGGTGCCCGCTTCGGGCCAGCGCTCTTGTTGCCGAACAGGTCGTCGTACGTAGCCACAGAGTTCCTTACCAGTCGATGTCTGCTACAGCGGCAGCCTTGGAGGCTGCCTTCTCTTCGGTCTTCTGCCACGGCTTCGCCTGAGGCTCAGCCTTCTTCTTCCACGGAGGCACGTTCTCCTCCGATTCTATCACGGTGGCGCCCAACTCTTGCTGGATGAGCTGAGTGGCCATCTCGTTCGCCTCGTCCACAGTACGGGGCTTCTGTTCGTTCTTCAAGCGTTCGGCGGCAGCCTCAGGGCTGCCTACAGAAGGCTCTGTGTGCCCTTCTGAGGGACTTTCAGAACGTCCCCGGAGGAAGAGGTCAAGCCCTCCCTGTTCGCCCTCCAGGAAGGCGCCTACGTACGTTGCATAGGCTGCTCCGACCCTTTGGGGGTCGGCAGCTTCCTCTTCGGAGATCTCCATCTCCAGCTCTGCGTACCCGTACTGGATCGCCTTCGAGGGAAGGCGATAGATGATCTTAGGCATCAGTCGTTCCTGTGTGTGTAGGTGCGAATGCTGGCAACAAGTTCATCACCAACGTACAGATTGCCGAGATCTCCGTTATCGCCGGGGAAAAACCAGATCTCCCCGTCTGTCTCGGCGGCGTCGATAGCGTTGGCTAGCATGGCCAACCGAACCTCCCGAGCGATGTTGAAGTCAGGCACGACGCTCCACTTCGTAGGTGTTGGTGGGGCCACGGTTGCCCGTCGATTCCCAGAAACAGTGTCTTTCCCCTCCGACGGACCAGTCGTCTTCGAGTTCGTCGTACTCGTCGGAGTATCCAGACTGTGTCACCTCGTCGATCTCGTACCGAACGACCTTCGTCACCTTGTCGCCCACGAACTCACCCTTACGGGCTCGCTCGAAGAACTCCTCGTGTGTGTACGTCTCAGTCACAATTCACTGCCTCTCCGCGCCCGTATCGGTACGCCTCGCTGTTCGCTTCGATCACATCGTCGTACGGTTCGGCTCCGCACCGGAAGCATTCGACCTCGCCGAAGTCATGCTCAGGCCAGACCTCGCCGTAGCCGTCGACACACTCGTCCTCAGCGTACTTGTCATCCCAGTAGGCCCTGTCTTCCTGGCCTTCAGCAGTCACGGTACTCGAACCCGTCCGTTCCGGTCGTCGGATAGACGACTGATCCATTGTCCAGCACGCCGATGGCGTGCACCTGATCGCCTTCACGGAGAACGATCAGGTCCCCGTGTCGCTCCAGCCTGGCGCCCGTGTTACGGGCGACCAGGATACCCATGGCGATCTCGTCAGCCTGACGCTTCAGAGCCTCCGAGGGGAAGGGTGTTTTACCGGCACCAGCGAAGCTGGTCATCGCTCCTCCGTATAGACGTTGATGTAGTCGTCACCGTCCCAGAGATCCAGCTCCACCACATCGACGAAGCCTTCATGGTCATACGACAAGTCGGTGTCGAAGGTGAATCCGTCATCCTGGGCCGCCTTGATGGCGGCCTTGATCAGCTCGGCGTGTTCAGACAAAGTCGCCATCTCGCTCCTTCTTGAATCGACGCACAGCGTCGTTCGCTTCCTCGATCGTGGGGTAGGTGCCAAGATTGTATCTCTTGTACTGACGGGTGACCCTGGCGATGTATCCCTTCCTGTTGTGATACACCCCCGGAGGCAGGTCGTGCAGCCTGGCTCTGTCCTTTCGGTTCAGGTTAGATTGGGCCGGAGTCGCTAGCCGCAGATTCTCCATACGATTATCCAGCTTATTGCGGTTGATGTGATTCACGATCACCTCACGCTTTCGCCCAGCGGTCCCCATCAGGAACTGATGCAACGGTATGGATCTACCTGTCCCGGGAGGGGTGACTTGGGGGTAGCCGTTCCCACTCATAGAGATCGAGCCGGGGTGGCTGAAGTCATGATCGACAATTACAACCTCCCCCGTCGGCGTGACGATCTCACGCACTAAAAGGGTAGCCATCCTCGTAACTCCTGTCGTAGTACTTGGCACGCTCTGTCGGACCTGCCTTGGTGCGGCAGTTCTCCTGATGATAGCAGTAGTTGCAGTCGAACCCTGCGTTCGACCGGTACAGCTTGGCCTTCATCCCTTCATAGACCTTGAGATACTTGGCTCCGACCTCCTCGGGCTTGACGCCCGAGAGGTCCACATACCGGGTCTGTGACCCGTAGGCAGGGGAGAGCATGGCGTAGCGGCCCTTGACATCACCGTACAACTTTCCTGGGTGACTAAGCAGTGCAGCATACGTCTCAAGCTGGAAGTTGTCAGGCTTGGTGCTGCCAGTCTTCCAGTCGAGGATCACCGGACCCTTCTTCTTGTGTTCACCGATGATGTCCACGTACGCCTTGATGGGCACAGGAAGCCCTGGAAGGGTCCCTGAAGCGTCGTACTCCACCTCCCAGACATCTATGTCCTCCAGGAACTCCAAGGCCCTCTCGAAGCATTCTGAGGCCCTCTGGAGGGCCTTCTCCTCGACGATCGGGGAGTCCTCCGGGCCACCGGCCAGCCACTTGGAAGTGGCTGGCTCGATCTTCATCTGCTTCTCGATGAGCGGATAGAAGTAGTCCTCGACGGGGCGAAGTGCAGAGTGGGGATCGTCAGGATCCTCGACCTTGAGATAGTCCTCGATCATGCTGTGCACTGTCGTACCGATCGGGAGGTACCAGGTCTGCTTCTCCTCCGCTTTGCGGACCTTGGACAGGTACCACTGACGGGGACACTTGGTGTACGAGCTGTACTGCGAGTAGCTCAGGTGCTCTATCTGATAGTCATCCATCTGTCAAGTGTATCACTGGACAGGTTACTTGTTGCAGTTCTTGCAGTATCGGACCTGCGACCCCTTGTGGTTACGCCACGACAGGTAGTCCACGTGACACCCTTTGGGGCAGCGGTACGGGAAGTAGGAATTCACAGTCTCTGTCGGAGCACTCGCCAGAGGGCGAGTGAGTGCTTCAGGGAGAACTCCCCCTCGAATCGTCCAGAACCTGTCGACCCTTGAAGACTCTTCAAGACACTGCCCCTTGACGGGGCAGTTGATGCAGACCTTTGCTCCCTTCCGGAGACGTACCTCATTGGATCTCACTATCCCCATAGCCTCGCCCTTCCGGGCGAGGTTTCCCTCAGGTCTGTAACCAGGGTCTCCCCTCTGCGTGAACTCGAAGTACTTGGGGTCAAGACCAGCGCAAGAAGCGCTGGTCTGCCAGTCGGCAGTAGTCATTCAATGTCTCCTCGCTCCACGGCCGCTGGGCCGTGGGAGATGTGCGGGGGAAAGAGTCCGTAGTGAGCGAAGCCGAACGGAGGACTCAGGGGGAGACTCTTCAAAGTCTCGAACCTGTCATCCATGGCAGCCCTCAGGGGCTGCCTGTATGTAGATGTCATCCCTTCCCCACTCTTCTTCCCCGCCGGGCTGGGCAGCCCTTAGGCTGCCCTAGGTATAAAACGTGATGAGTCCCTTACGGACAGCGACCCCCTGAAGGGGTCGCTTCACTGAGTAGATAGCTCTCCCCGTGGTTCCCGTGCTTACCTGTTGACTATGGTCGCTCCCTGGGGGTCGCGCCCTGACCAGTCCCTGGCTGACCAGACATTAAGGGAAACACCGCAGGTCGTCTAGTTGTTCCCGACTTGGCGTGTGAGGTAGGCCACAGCCCTCCTGAGGCTGTCTGGATCGTCTTTGAACTTGCCGAGGGCGCTATTGCAGTTGAAGCACAGCAACCCTCTTACGCACTTGCCACAACTGGTGTCCTGCGGGCAACAGTTGTGATCGTGGTCGATGTCGAAGGCTCGGCTTGGGGGTTTCAGGCAGATGGCGCACACCCCACCCTGGCTCTCGACCATCTCTTTGTACTGCTCCAGGGTGAGGTTGTACTTGGGGAGCCGTCTTCCTGTCACACAATCCTTGCACTCGTGATGCAGGCCGTCATCTGTGCCCTTGCGGACAGAGAACTCAGACTCCTCCTTCCACTTTGAGCACGAGTAGCAGATCTTCTTCCCGTCGATCGAACGGGCACGCGCGTTTCGCTTGGCCACGGGAATTATTCTACACTATAGATCTAGCGCTAGAAATGTGACCTGCGTCACACCCTAGTACCCAGCTCCCCACTCGTCCAGTTCCTCGGCGTTGATCACGAGGATCTCGGGCGTGTCCTTGCGGAAGACGACGGCCTTCCAGCAGCCGTCAACACGCTCCACGTTGACGAGCTGGACCTTGTGGGCCTCTTCGTAGTAGTCGCCCCGCAGTCCCGTCGCAGGGTCCACGTGTCGGCACAGCTCCCGGTAGGTGACCTCGATCATGACCTCTCCTTGCCCTTCATGTAGTTCCGAATGACATTCGCGTTGCGATGCACTGCGCCCTTCAGCGCAGTGCTGACTTGCATCACACCGTCATGCTGCATGACGACGAGAAGTGCTTCCTTGTCCTTCTGTGTGAGTCGGACAGTCACCTGATCCTTGATCTGGGATACATCCATGCCCTTCGGTTCCGCAGGAACCGCATGGCATGAGTGCGAAGACTCGCGCTCGATGTCATGCATCACGTGTCCTTCAGCAAGTCATGCACTATTGCATCCCAGTCGTACGACTCACGCTGTACGGGGATGACTTGCAGGGAGTCCGCGAGGAGGTTGTCCACGTCGTCCAGCGGTACGTGCACACGCCCCACACCATCCTCGCCCACCAGGGTCATGGCCATCCAGTTCCCCGCCTCCCGGAGCTGCACAGCTCCCTCGCCCGCCTCCCCGTCCTCCAGGGAATCGATCAGGAGTTGACGTGCGAACGTCCACTTCGTTTCGTCCCCGCCCTGGATGAAGGTGAAGGACACTGCGGCAGGATCCTCCGGATTCCACTCGATCTCAACCTGAACCGAGGTGTAGAACGGGCCCGCTAGGGCCCCTCCGACTGCCTTGACGATCATCTGTCCTCCTTTGTGTTACAATGTGTGTATGACACGACTTACATTGGTACTACCGGACATTCAGTACCCGTACCACGACAAGGTGGCCCTCAAGAAGGTCATCAAGGTGGCTGCCGACATGCAGCCACACCAGATCATCCAGATCGGGGACGGGATCGACTTCCCTCAGGTGAGCCAGTGGTCCAAGGGGACTGCTGGAGAGTACGCAGAGACACTACAAGAGCACATAGACGGCTTTGTGTCGTCGGTGCTTGAGCCCCTTCGAGAAGCGGCCCCCTCTGCGGACATCACCTGGCTTGAGGGGAATCATGATCTTCGTCTCCAGGACTTCGTCAAGAAGTACGGGGCGCCACTGCGCCCCCTGCGAGCACTGGAGATGAAGAACCTGTTCGACCTGGATCGCCTCAACATCGAGTACCTCCGTGGGCCGAAGCGAATTGCGACCAACACCTATGCGGTTCATGGTCACGAGTCTGGCGGATACTGTGCCAGTGCCAGCGCTTGGGATGTGAAGTTCACCAAGCGATACGGAAGCCACTTCAACTTCGTCTTCGGTCACACTCACCAGCCTTTCCTGATCACCCGTGCGTACGGTTACGACGGGAAGGTGACCCCACGGTTCACGATGAACGTGGGAAGCATCATGGATCCGGTCGCTGCCACGTACGTGAAGGACGGGTCGGTGTCCTGGACTCCGTCGTTCGCGCTTCTGCGCGACGACGGGAAAAGAGTGTGGCCCGAGCTGGTGACGATGGTCGACCGGATCTTCTACGTGAGCGGCGAGAGGCACTGAGATGGCACTGAACTACGAAGCCCTGATTCCCCTGGTACAGAAGGCTGTCCGTACCGCCCACGCATCCTTCCCCTCTCACCACAGCGTGGACGATACGGAGCAGGCCGTCTGGCTCTGGGTAGTGGAGAATGAAAGCACTGTCCGTCACATCGCTGCGGACACGGAGCGGCCGGAGGTGCAGAACAAGCCCGTCTACGACCTGATGGTGAAGGCTGCGAACACCCACCTGAAAAAAGAGGATGCGGCATCCTTCCGATACTCCGAAGAAGATGCTTTCGACTACTCCGAGAACCTTGTCAAGCAAGTTTTGGAGGTGATCTTCCAGTACGAGGACTGGCAGAGCTTCGCCTCCGCCCTCGACGCCATGCCGAGAGGGCGAAAGGATCCGGCCACGGCCGGGAACAACCTGGCCACCTACGCCGACGTCAAGTCGGCGGTGGAGAAGCTGCCGGACATCCAGTACAACATCATCGTCTGGCGCTACAAGTACCGGTACACGTTCGAGAACATCGGCACCGAGCTGGGAACGTCCGGACGTGCCGCTCAGGGGCGCCACGACACGGCTGTGAGGGCCATTCAGAGGCTCCTTGGACGGAAGGAGCTGTCCGAGCTTCGTGAGCCCTCAGACGGCCATCTACGGCCTTCTACGAGGGCGGAAGCGTATGCGATGCTGGAGTCTCAGTACGAAGGCTAGGGAAAGGGGATCACCCGAAGGTGATCCCCAATCTCATGCCTACCTACTCATGGACAGGATGGCCATCAAGTTGCAGAAGTTGCTGATCGCCAGAAGGATCATGGTGATGGACTGCAAAGTGTCGACGCTCATACTTCCTCCACGCCATGCGGTTCCGCAGGAACCGAAGGGCACGAGCGCGAAGGCTCGCGCTCGATGTACTTCATGTCGAACACGAAGATCTCCTTGCCGTCGTCTATCACGACGGCCTTGCTTCCGTCAGTGAACACGCCCTCGTGGATGAGATTGCCCTCGAAGTCCTCAAAACCAGGGGCTCCGGCGATCCTTACCCTGGGATACTCGCTCACCACTGGATCTCCTTCATCTTGATCTCCCGTCTGTAGTAGCGGGAGAGGTTGGCGGCGCTGTCTCCATAGACAGCGCCGTTCTTGTGATCCCTCAGGAGGATCGAGTGCGGGGAGACTGCCTCGATGGTATAGGTGAACATCCGCTGAGAGGTGGAAACCTTCTCACCCACCTTCCAGTCGGGGTTGTTCCACTTCTCGGCGATCTGCTCGTCCGTCATCTCGACAAGCTTGCCCTGCGCCCGTGTTTTCGGGCGGTATTCCTCGCAGTACTGCCACGACGGGGAGGAGAGAGGGGCGAAGAGGCCGTAGTTCGAGCCTTCCTGCACTACCCACGCTCGCTCCCCGTCCATCCAGCACACGCGGGACACCTTGGATGTGTAGATGGTCTTGATGAGCATGCCCAGCCTGACGGGCTGGGCCGGTTTCTTGATGTCTCTGGTGAGTCCGTTCACGTACCCGTCGACGATGGATGAGGCGATCTCCTCAAGAGATCGCCCCTCGTTCACGTCCGAGTCCAGGAACTTCATCACAGCATCGATCTGCTGCTTCCTAGAAGGTATGGTCAATCTTCTCCACCCCCACCCTCGGCTTGAACGAAGCCACCAAGTCCACATCCACACGGTGGATGAAGCGCCCCTCGGCGGTCTTCTTCACGATCCGCTCCGCCTCAGCCTCAGCTTCGGGCAGTGATGTGAAGGTGGCGAGAGTACCCTGAAGGGTGAGAGTACCCTGAAGCGCGAATTTCTTGTTGCTGCTCCTGCTGACGATGTACAGATACATGATCCTCCTTCATGGTTCCACTGGACGGCTCCACGGAGAGTGATGGAGCCGCCTAGAGGAAGCACGGCGGATTGACCAATCCGGCGGGCATGCACAGGGGCCGAAGCCCCTGTGCAATCCATGCCAAAGGCATGGTTCTGTTCAGTTAGAAGTACTCTTCGATGATCTCGATGACTCGGTCGAAGTTGTCGTTGTAGTCGTTCACCGCAGTCAGTTCATCCTGACCGTATCGGCCGTTGCCATAGAGGCCGGTTTCAGTACTAACGCCGGACCAGACCATCACTTCACGTGGAAGTATGCTCGGGCTGCCCTCCATGGTCCCGAGCCCGCGTCGGGCCACCCACTCGACACCCTTCTCCCTGGAGTAGATGTCACAAAGTACTCCGAGGCAGCAGTAGGTGTCCTCGCCGCTGCCGATCTTCCGCAATGCGCCTCGACCCTGCTTGTAGTCACCGCTCCGAAGAGCGGTGAGCCACTTCTCCTTGATCTCGGGGTTCATCTTGGTCATGATCTCTCCTGCGTTGAGTGAAACCGTTCAGAATCTCTGAACGGTCCGGAAACCGCACAGTCTTCGGACTGTGCGGTAACCTTGATCACTCGGCGTGATCCTCCATGCGGGCAAAGTCGACGCCCTCGTCATGGTTGGCCTGAAGACTGTCCCAGTCAGTGAAGTCCTTGATGTGAAGAGCCCTGCCCCCCAGGTCGCCATCCCCGTCGGAGGTGCGGGGGAACTTCTCTTCGAACTCCCCGATCGACAGCTCCCCCACCTTCATGACGAAGGTCCGGTAGGTGATCCGCCCGAGGAGTGCCTCCAGGAGGTTCTGAGGAGGCAGGTCCATCGTCACCGCCACGTGGTCACCCACATAGGTGATCAACAGGGCGGAGCGGAGCGTAGAAGCCACCTCCCGGTAGTCCGCCCGGGTGTGTACCGGACAGGGACACTTGAAGGCGCTCTCGATCTCGTTCTTCAGGAACTCGTCCATGTTCTCTCTCCTTCGGTTCTCGGCTCTAGCGAGCCGCAATGCGCACAGCCTGAGCTGTGCGCAAAGCTGATGCTAGAGATTCTCTTCGACCCAGTCGGCGATCTGGGTGAACGACTTTTCGAAGTGGTCGTTCATCTCGATAAGTTTGTTCTGGGCCTGGAACGCCACCATGTCATCCGGAAGGGAACCGTGATGGTTGCTCCGGACCAGGCCGCCAAGGAGCCAGTCCCGTTCTGCGGTCCACTCACCCAGTTCGGACACGTCCGCAAGGACTCCGAGGCAGCAGTAGTTGTTGTCGAAGGTCCTCAGCTCATACGTCCCCTGCTTGTAGTCACCGCTCCGGAGAGCGGTGAGCCACTTGGTCTTCAGCTCAGGGTCCATCTTCTTGAACACGATCTCTCTCCTTCGTTCCGCTGACCCCGAGTGGGGTCATGAATGCTGCCACCCTGAGGTGGCAGCAAACACGATCACTCGGAATCGTTCACGGCGCCCAACGCCACCCGGAGGGATTCGCCCCAGGGGTACCCGTCGTCCTGGCTGTACTGGAGTCGGTAGAGGAACGCGCGCACATCTTCAGAGACGGGGGCGAGTACCTCGTCCAACTCCAGTTCGGACAGGAGTCCGTACGCGGCCCCGGTAGAGTACTTCCCGGCCCTTCCCCCGTCCCTCCACACGAAGTCGTCCATAGGCAGACCGAGGCGGTGGAGGATGTTGCCCACGATGCAGTCGGGGACAGCCTCGTCGTTCTGCACCACCGCATACGTGCAGGCGGGACCATCAGAAGAGGGCGGGTGCGGCGAGTAAACGAAGTCCTCACCCTTCTCTTCGATCGCCTCACGGGCGAACTGGACAGCCTTCTCCATTGTCAGTTCGAACATCTTCTCTCCTTGCTGATTCGGTACCCAGTGATACCGGGAATACCGGCACCCTCGATGAGGGTGCCGACAAACCTTGGTCACTCGGCGGTGATCTTCACCTTCTCCATGTCGAACTCGTACTTCTGCGTCACCAGGATGCCGGGGAAGTCCTCGTGCTTGTACCACACGATGGACCCGTCTTCCCAGAGGACAGCTCGCTCCCCGCTCTTACGGGAAGCGACGAAGTGTCCGGGCATGCCCTGAAGGCTCTTGACCAGGGTCAGAACAGACATGTCAGACACCCTTCTTGGGGCCGGTGCAGAAGTTGAGGTGGGAGAGGAGCGCCGGACCACCGACGGGGATGGAGCGACCGCAGCCCATCGGGCATGTTCCGGTCGTTCGCGTGACGCCCCGCCTCTTGAGGTCGGAAGCCATCTCCTTGTCCTTCATGGACTTCTTGCTTGCCATGATCTCTCTCCTTTTCTGACATCATGTGATGCCGCATCAGCGCACGTACAAGACGTGCGCTGAAACTGGTCACATGCCGTGATCCTGGAACGCAAGCTTCACGGCCGCACCCCAGGTGTATCCGTCATCCTGCTTTATCTGTGCCTGGCGGAGGGCGTAATGCACCCCCTCGCCGCACCGGACGAGCCCATCCTCCCGGAGGTACCGGAGAGCCGTGTCGGCGGGGACGCTGCCCCCGAAGTCGAGTTCCTCAAGGGTGGTGATGGGAACCCCCAGCTTGAAGAGCAGGTGCCCGATCAGGCACGAAGGCTGTCCTTCCCGGGCATAGGTGCACCCCTTGAAGGCATGGTCGTACACGAAGTGCTCACCCTTCTCGGAGACAATCTCCTCAAGGAGGGTGCGAGCCGTCTTCAGGTCGAGGTCAATCATGTTCTCTCTCCTTTGATCAGTCTGCCTGAACAGGCAAGGGAGCCAACGTGCGGGACGTTGGCTCGATGAGTGTTCAGTTCACTGCCATTCCACCCTGATGCCGCCCCTCAGTCACGGTCGAAATATCCGTCGATGAAGCCGTAGATCACTCCGATGACGATGCATGCCATGCTGGTGAAGATGAACAGATCCATCACTTGCCCCCGACCATGCACGCACCGGCCCGGTAGACGGGACGGACGCCGGGCTCGTAGGGCTTGGCGGGGGTGATGGAGTAGGGCGCGTCGTTGTACTCTGCGGCCCTGATCACCCTGGCCCTGGCGTACCGCACGGTCTGAAGGCCAGTACGGATGCGGAACAGTTCCATATCTCTCTCCCTGTCTTTGCCTGAACAGACAAGAGAGCCAGCCTACGAGAGGCTGACTCGATGAGTGTTCACACGTCTTCGTAGACCGACATGACCGTGCCGTCGTCGTTCAGGTCGACCAGGACGGTAAGGTACTCGCCGTGCCGGTCCCGGAAGTCATACCGGGCGAACTCGAATCCGGACGCCAGGCGGCGTCCGATGACGGTCCACAGCTCTTGCATCTTGTGATAGGTTTCCGAGACCGGGACGTCGATGCGTTCCCCGTCGATGTAGGTCAGAGCGGTGAAGCTGGACATGATCTCTCTCCCTTCTGCACACACCTTCGTGTGTGCATTGGGCGGAGGATGAGCAGTGATACACTCACCCACCACCCTGAGGACCGTAGGGACGGGGCACCGAAGTGCCCCGATCATGGCCCCCAAAAGGAGAGGAGAGAAGCAGTGGTCGGTCCACCCGTACTCTGCGGGGAGCAAGTCCGTTGCGGGGCGAAAAGCCCCGACCCGTTCGGAAGTGACCACGTCACCACTGCGTCACGCTATGGAGTTCAGAAGGATCGTCCCTGACATTCTCGCGGCCGGGGATCATCTCCCCACACCCTTAGGGCACCTGACTTGCGTCAGCGACACTCTGTTGTAGCCACAGGGGCCGTAGCGATCCTGTAACCCGAGTGCTCCCAAGGAGCTGCCTCACGGTCCTGCCCAGCCTTTCGGATTCACGGCCCCCTCAAGGGGCCGGTTCCCACCTTCTGGCCTCGTTCTCTGTCCTGCTCTTCGAGCTTCCCAGTCTCCGGAGAGTCTGTCAAGCCCTGGTGTTGCTGTGTTTCCCACCCCCTGTGGTAGCGGGGTGATGGGGGAGACTCTGCCAGAGTCCGAAGACCCTGTCAAGCTCCCGGTTCCCAGGGAATAATCCCCAGGACGCCCCTAGAAGGCCCTCAGAGCGTCCCTCAGCGTGTTTTAGCCCCTAGGTGGGGTGACTGCCTTGGGCTGTGCTCCAAGCCCTCTACGAGGCTCACAGGGGCCTTCCTGGCCCCCCGCTTCGTTCTGGGTCCAACCCTGCCCTCTGCGGGGAGGGGACGTCAAGCCCTCTGACGATGTGACCTGAGTCACACACATCTAGTAGCCTGAGGCAACCAATAGAGAATGAAATTGAGCGGGAAGAAACTTCCCGCTCATGCCCTTCGGTTCCTTCGGAATCGCATGCCAAGGAGGCCCTTGAGGGGCCTCCTGATCAATCAGGGACGGTAGTTGTCGTCCACTCGGTAGCGGGCGATGGTGGCCTCGGACACGTCGTACTCACGGGCGAGAGAGGCGATGCTCTCACCGGCCGACAGTCGGCCCTGGATGGCGAGGCGCTCAGTGGTCTTCAGAACGGCGGAACGCCGCCTCTTCGGACCGAACAGCGTGTCGGCACGCCAGGCGTGCCCGATCCCCTTGGAACACCCCTGGGAGAGCATGATCCGGGCAGCGGCCAGGGTTTGGGTCTGGCCGTACTTGGAACCGTCCGGACGACGGACGATGTGGAATCCGCCGGGGTTGGTCTCCGGACCGTCGATGCTCCAACCGTCCTCGCCCCTCTCGGGCGAGGTCTTGGGAGACGTAGCCTGCATCCTGGCCCACGTGTGCAGGGCGGAAACGGACTCGAAGTCCAGCGGGGAGGCAGTGACGATGATGCTGCCGCCGACGAAGAGGCTGACCTCTCCGGGCTCCACCACCACACTCACACGCTTGCCGTCCACGTGCAGGGGCCTGGCCTCCCTGAGGGTGTTCGCCCCCGCTTCGTTCGGGTGATAGGTGCCGATCTCGATCATGATCACTGCCTCTCTCTCGGTGGAACGAGGCCGACTCTGCCAGGGGGCGAGAGGGCTGTCAAGGGGTGCGGGGAAAGAATCTTCGGAGGATTCACGGGGTGAGGAACCGCGCGTGTGCACACGCGCGCATGAGGGGAAGTTGTCGTCAGGGTGACGAGAAGCTTGATACAAAGAGTGGTACAGAGTACTATCACCCCCACCCCACATCAGTCAAGCCCTGCGATTGAGAGGCTGATCACGCCCTCAGCCTTGCATATGCATGCGTATGGCCGCATATCCATGCACATCAGAGGTCTGCCCATGTCAGTATGTCATGACATACTCTCTCCCTGACCAGATGTGGACAGATGAGCACAGGTCCGCTCAGATGAGCACAGAACCGGACATGTCAGGACGGGGAGGGACATGAGGGGATGAACGTGTACATGTCAGACCCGGGGGTTTTAACTCTGGCGGAGGTGGAGGTGTGTGAGACCCCTAAAAAATGTCACATAGAACTCCACCTCTACAGTCCAGGCTACGCTACAGAGCGTAGCCGTACAGGCCTTTCATAGACACGTACAGTAGCGTTAAGGTAAAGAGTTGGTAACATCTGAAGGTTTTTTCGAGAATCCTACGTTTCGCCAGCAATCGGGGGCCCTACGTATATAGTGAGGGTCCGAACGCAGTGAGCACCCGAACGACGGACCGTCCAGGACGGTACCGGGCAGCCCCCTGAGGGGCTGACCGAGATGACACTACAGTCCAGTACATACAGGACACGCCCTCAAGGCGTGTCCTTATATATAGGAGTACACACAGAGCTTCCCTTCGGGAATCTCTCCCCGCCATCTTCTCCACGGCCCAGCGGCCGTGGAGCGAAGAACAGGACTGTACGGACGGTAGACGTCAGACCACATCCTAGCAAGACATAACATATACATACGTACAAGCCTGGAGGTTCAAGTTGGCCAAGGTCTACGTGGACGAGGAGGGCAACCAGGTTGCTCCTCCCAAGATCCGCAAGACGGGCCGTAAGGTCAACAAGACGACTCAGGCCAAGAAGGACACGATCCTCAACTACATGAGGAAGGGCATCAGTGTTGCTGAAGCCTGCCGTGATCTGGGGATCACGGAGCAGGCGGTTGCCTACTACAAGCAGGCTGATGCTCAGTTCCGGCAGGACTACGAGCGGATCAAGCTCATGGCCACCTCCGAGGGAGCCTCCAAGGCTCGCGAGGAGATGCCGGACTTCCCCACGTTCTGCGAGGAGTACCTCGACACAAAGCTCTTCTGGCACCAGCTCCAGTGGTACGACATTCTTGAGGGCCGTGAGCCACGGGACCTTCATCCTTCTCAGATCTACCGCAAGGGTGATCCTGGGATGATCATTGTCAACACTCCTCCGGAGCACTCCAAGTCCACGACGATCACCCAGAACTATGTGACGTGGAGGATCTGCCAGGACCCGAACATCCGTGTGATCATCGTGTCCCAGACCCAGGAGATGGCGAAGAGGTTCCTGAGGGCGATCAAGGATCGCCTGGCGGGAGCGAACCAGAACTACAAGAAGCTCCAGATCGACTTCGCCCCCGAGGGGGGCTTCGACGCGAACTCTGCCTCCTGGACCGCAGACAGCATCTACATCAATGCTGAGGCCCGTGACTCGGGTGAAGCCACTCCGACCGTTCAGGCCCTCGGCATGAACGGGCAGATCTACGGCAACCGAGCTGACCTCATCATCCTTGACGACACTGTGACGGGTAAGAACGCTCATGAGTTCGAGAAGCAGATCGACTGGATCCAGCGAGAGGTCATCAACCGACTCACCTACCCTGGCGGAGTACTCCTCCTCGTCGGTACGCGCCTGGCTCCAGTTGAGCTCTACTCCGAGATCCAGAAGCCTGAGTGGTATGGACAGGACGAAGAGAGTCCCTGGACCTACCTCACCCAGCCCGCAGTCCTGGAGTTCGCCGAGAACCCCAACGATTGGACTGTTCTCGCACCCTGGACCAACCGACCCCCGGTATCGCTCGGAGCAAGAAAGCTGGTGGAACCGAACGCAGACGGACTCTATCCGTGGCACTCGGGAGTCTCGCTAGCACGGCGGAGAGCCACCAGCTCTCCGCAGAACTGGAAGATGGTCTACCAGCAGGAACAGGTGGTAGAGGATGCAATATTTCCGGCAGACAAGGTGGCAGCTAGCATCGACGGGATGCGAGCTGCTGGACTCATGTCCTCCGGTGCTCCAGGACATCGGCCTCATGGTATGGACGGGCTCTATGTCGTTGGGGGATTCGACCCCGCCATCACTGGATACGCTGCAGCCCTCGTGTTGGGTGTCGATCGAATGTCCGGGGTGCGGTATGTACTCGACGTATGGACCGCAGGAAATCAGAAGCCCGATGACCTCTTCGACAAGATCAAAGACTGGACCGTCAAGTACCACATGAACGAGTGGGTCATCGAGAAGAACGCGATGAACCTGATGGTCACCCAGAACCGTGAGTTGAGGAACTACCTGGGCTCCAGGGGCACGATCCTCAAGGAGCACTTCACCGGCAACAACAAGAACGACGCCGACTTCGGCGTCGCCTCCATGTCCATGCTTTTCGATGGAGCCAAGGAGGGTAAGGGCCTGATACGTCTTCCGAGCCGCAGCCAGAACGAGGGCGTGAAGCACCTCGTCGAACAACTCACGACATGGTTCCCGCAGACGAAGGCGAAGCAGGACACGGTAATGGCACTCTGGTTCGCAGAGACCAGAGCAAGAGAGCTGGTGAACGACATCGAGTCCGTCTTCCACCTGGACAACGAGTACCAGTCCCCTCGGGACAAGGAACGAACCCTGACGATCGACTTGGATTACCTGAGTCAGAGCATGGCCGCCGATGGCGTCCTGACGAACTGGAGCAACTGATGGCAGACATGCTGATGCCTGGAGCATCCAAGCATCTGATCGGCAACATCGGAGCGATGGAGGGTGGCCCCGCCCGGGCCACCCATCACACCACCTCCAACCCGAACAACTGGGACTATGGAGACCATGTCTCCTACTTCACCGAGGGGGGCGCCGGAGTGGCGCCTCATCTGCTGGCGGATCCCTTCTCGACGAATGTCGCTCAGTTCTTCCCCGCCGACTCCAGGGCCCTGGCCCTGAAGAACGCTGGTGATGTCCGGACGAACCGGACCGGGAAGTACAACATCCAGATCGAGTGGGTGTTCACCGAGGGGCAGGTTGTCAACGGCAAGAAGTACAACTCTCTGGCCGAGACGCCCATGGCGTCTCTTCCCAAGGTGATGGCATGGCTGCGATCCCTCGGAGTCGTCGACGTATGGCCTGGCGGGGTGCCGACGGGCTTCAAGCGTGCGACCGTCAGTCTGGACACATGGCTGACCAAGGGCGGTCACTACGGGCACTGTCACGTTCCTGGCAACGACCACGTGGACCCTGGCAAGATGCCCAATCTGTTCGGCACTGTAACGCCCCCCAAACCTTCCCCCGTCTATGCCCCGTTCCCCGGCGCGAGCTTCTTCAAGCTCGGCCGGAAGAGCCCGATCATCACCGAGATGGGTAAGGCTCTTGTCCGGGCTGGCTGGACAGGTTACAAGCAGGGCCCTGGCCCTGAGTTCACCACAACGGACAAGAAGGCCGTTGCCTGGTTCCAGCGCAAGCAGGGCTGGTCCGGAGCGGACGCCGATGGCATCCCCGGGCCCGAGACATGGAAGCGGCTGAAGGTAGCCGCTCCTAAGTAGACGGAGGTAACATGGCGCTCCCACTTGAAAACATCTTCATGAAGGTTGAGGCACTGCGCCGTGCTGCCGCTGATCGTGATCAGCGTCACCGTGATGTACATGATGTGCGGTCCGGGGACATCGACACTGTGATCCCCGGGTCCATGCCTGACGCATGGCCCAAGCCGATCGTGGCCAACCTGGTCGATACCTCTGCCCGTGACATGGCAGAGGTCATGGGCGTGATGCCCAGCATCAACTGCTCCAACGGCATCCTGACGACCGACAAGGCCAAGAAGTTCAACAGCAAGAAGACGAAGATAGCCAACCACTACCTTCAGGCCTCCCGCCTCCAGGCGGGAGGCCAGGTGGAGATCTCCGACCACTACCTCACCTACGGCCTGGGCATCTACTCGATCGAGCCGGACTTCGAGAATGAGCGTCCCCACATCAGGGTCGAGTACCCGATGGGCGTCTATCCCGAGATGGACATGTTCGGCAGGCTGAAGAGCCTGACCAAGGTGTACCGCGAAGAGGCCATCTATCTCGTCGGCAAGTTCCCCTTCCTCCTCCGCCACCTCCAGTCCAATGAGACTGGCGGTCAGCTCGGCGGCTGGGAGCATCGAGAGATCGAAGTAGTCAAGTACCAGGACGACTCCCGGTTCCTCGTCTACCTCCCGCAGCACGGCAACGTGATCTGCATGAGCGAAGACAATCCCATGGGTAAGGTCATGGTCTCGATCGGCAGGCGTCCCGGCTATGACAAGGAAGTCCGGGGGGCCTTCGACGATGCCATCTGGGTTCAGTTGGC